TACTTCCACCGTTATATACGCCTATTTCTAATAATTTAATAGGTTTATCTCTATAATTCTTAAGTAACTCATTATATTGTCTCGTATAGTTATGAAAATTAGTTTTTTTATCTGTATCATATTTATAAAAAATTATATAAAAATTTTAAATAGTTATTAAATATTTATTATTAATAGAAAGATGGATATAAATGAAACAGTGTTTTTAGTTATAAATCAATTAACCTTTTCTTTTATTATTTTTGGTTGGTATATCCTCTATCGAATAGGACTTATTACTTCTGTAAGCCCTTTATTTGCTTTATTGGTAACATTTATCCAATATATAATCATATTTATCCTATTAATAAAAAGAAATAAGATTCATAAAAATAATATCATAAGAATTTTATTTGTATTATTCATATTAAAGGTCATTCCATTAATAACATTCTTTCCTTATTATCTAAATTTTACACTTGCTGATATATTTGCAACTGCGTATTTATATCTCATTTATATAATTATAGTAATTGCTTTTATTGAAATTTTTAATTTGGATGTTAATATAGGTACATTGATAAAGGATGATATTACAGGAGATAATTATGATAAATCATATTCCAGTAGGATTTATGATTTTACTTATGATGAAATAATAGCAAAAATTTTATAACTCATCATAGTTGGGAGGTAATAATGGTTTAAAATATTCCAATTGATTTTTATAACAATTTGGAAATCCCTCCAAACCTTGCCCCCATGCTCTTGTAGGATATTTACGTGCTAAAATATCATATCCAGAACCCAAATCAATAATACTTACATTTGGATATTCTTTTGATATCTCATTTATTAAGATTTTTGATGCCAAACCAGCAGCTATTAATAATAAAGAATCTGGTCTTGTTTTTAATATTTCCTTGATTGAGGTTTTAATATTATCATATAATCCATTAGCGTACCAGGACTGTTCCGGAATACTAATAAAGGTATCTGATTTGAAAACAATTTTCAATTTCATATTTCTTTCATTGGAAATGATGACTTTATTATAAGAGCTTTTTTGTATGGTGTCTACAAAATCAAATATATTTGAATTATTTGTATCGAAATGATTGTCGGGATAAACTAATGTATAATTAATAAATGGTATATATTTCTCCTCTTTATTATTATTAATCAAATAATCGTAATATAAGCTGTGATAGTATTCTATAATTTCGCTATGGTCTCGCCACTTACCAATATAAATATACTCATCACTACTTCTATCTGCTAATTCACATATAGCCTTTGACGTTTCAACACCTAATTGATGATTATATCGGTCACCGTCACAATTATGGTCATTAATATCATTCAATTTCATTGCAATATATTCACCATCTCCAAATTTAGTAAAAATAACCTTTTCCTTATTTTTTATTTTTTCAGTAATAGATTCTAAACTATCGATAATATAAGGTCGCTGTAATGCTTTATTAATATAATCTTCCTTACTAATGGTAATCATAACTAAATATATATATATATAAAGTTCTTTATATATTATTCCAATGAAGCACTACTCATTGAACTTAATGAAGAACCGTCGTCATCGCTATTAAAAGGGGCGAAACCAGTTTCAAAATTATCATTTATTTTGGATAAAACTTTTGGGTCTATATCATCTTTTACAAAATCATTATTTTTATTCCCGCCTTTTTCTTCTCCGTCGAAAAATGAAAATAGTTTTATATTAGAAGCTTTGAGATAAAAAAAGGTGATTGTAAATACCACATAAATTATCACAAATAGAAGTACATTGGATAATTTAAAAAAGGAATAAGGCTCTTCTTCATCTGGATTATTGGAGGCTTTGTTATACTCCAAATATTGAATAATTAAGAATATTATTATTGATACAAATAAAGAATTTAAGTAATATTCCATAGTTATCTAATTATAAAATAATGATTAATTATATATAAATATACGCATTAGTTATATATACAAAATGAAATTAGAATTGCGTAAATTCGATCCTTCAACTATCAAGAGTGATTCTGTCGTTGTTTTTATCGGTAAAAGAAATACTGGTAAATCTTATTGTATGAAGGATATCCTTAGTTATCATAAAGAACTTCCTGTTGGAATAGTAATCAGTCCCACTGAAACAGCCAATAACTATTTTGAGAAATTTATTCCAAATATGCTTATTTATGATGAATATGAACCAGCTATTGTGAAAAGATTTCTTGAACGTCAAATATCCATTAATAAACAGAAAGGTGACCAATTGAAGAAATATGGGTCGTCTGAAATTGATAGTAGAGCCTTTTTAATTCTCGATGACTGTCTTTATGATAAGAGCTGGCCAACTGATAAAAATATTCGCAGTATTTTTATGAATGGTCGACATTATAAAATCTTCTTTTTGATTACTATGCAGTATTGCTTGGGTTTGCCACCCATTCTAAGAGCTAATATCGATTATGTTTTTATTTTTAAAAATAACCTCATTAAAGAAAGAGAAAAGATTTATCATCATTATGCTGGTATCTTTAATAACTTTGAAACCTTCTGTACAGTAATGGATAATTGTACTGATAATTATGAATGTTTAGTAATTGATAATAAGGTTCAGAGTAATCGTTTAGAAGACCAGGTGAAATGGTATAAAGCCAAAGATGTGGATTTTAAACTGTGCTCGCCTGAGTTATGGAGTCTGTGTGCTCTGGAAAAGGAAAGAAAGGAGAATACACTCTTTTATGAAGACGAGGAAGATGAGGAACCTTATGACCCGAGTGTTTTTATGAAAAACAAAAATAAGGTCAAAATTAATGTGAAAAAGAAAAATTAAATATAATTAAGGATGAGTATTATCTATGATACAGTAATTATTGGTGCGGGTCCTGCAGGATTAGCTTTTGCCAATTATGCAAAGAAACATAAACCTAATCAATCAGTTTTAATCATTGAAAAGGATAGGGTTATTGGTGGGTGTCATAAGGTAAATAGAAAGAAATATCAGGATAGTTATTATTTTTGTGAACACGGTCCGCGCGTTTATATTGGGAATTATGTAAACTTCTTTTCGTTATTAAAATCGATGAATTTAAATTTCAATGATTTATTTATAAAAAAATATTCATTATTTAACATCATTAATAAAAGTGTATTGAAAGACCAAATTTTAAGTTTTATGGAATTATTAAAATTAACAAGGGATTTCATAATAATCATTTTTGATAATAAACACGGTGTTAATATGAGTATGTATGATTATATGAAGTTGAATGATTTTAGTGATGAAGCAATTAAAAATATAGACTTCTTATGTAGTTCTTTTGACGGTGGTGATAGTAAAAAGATTTCCTTAAATAGTTTTATAAGTACTACCATACAAACCTTATTATATTCCACGTATGTCCCTCGAAGACCAAATGACGAAGTTCTTTTTAATTATTGGCAGAGGTTTTTAGAAATGAAAAAAGTTCATTTTTCATTACAAACTGCTGTAAGTGAGATAATTCCTAAAGGAGATAAAATTGATATGATTGTTTTAAATGATGGAACAAAAGTAAAAGGCACAAATTATATATTTGCGATTCCACCTGCTAATTTAGCAGGAATCAAAGGTTCAAAAGAGGTTTTTGATATTACGGATGATTATGTGAATGCCACTGAATATCACGAATATATATCAATTTCTTTTCATTGGGATTATGAGTTAAAATTGGAAGATGATGCTTCAGTTTTTAATATTAAAACAGAATGGCAATTGATTCCCTATAATATGAGTGCTTTAATGAAATTTAAGGAAATAAAATCAAAGACGGTTGTTAGTTGTGCTGTGGTAAATACAAATGCCAAAGGTAGAGTTATAAATAAAACGGCAAATGAATGTAATGAAAAGGAATTGATTGAGGAGGTTTATGAACAATTACGATTAATTTATAAGAATATTCCAAAACCCACATTGGCATTTGTAAATAATGAAAAAAGAGGTGATAAATGGGAATCCAATGAGACAGCTTTTATTAAAGTTCCTAATTATGATTATTTGGATTTTTCAAGTAAGAAATATCGAAATGTTTATTGCTTAGGAACTCATAATGGAAAACAAAAGAATTCATTTACTTCATTAGAATCAGCAATCAGCAATTCCATTAAATTAGCAAATATAATCTTTAATAAAAAAGATAAGATAAAACGCTGTTTTGATATAAGGGATTTAATTATCGTAATAATTTCTACAATTATATTAATATTATTAATTAAATGGAAATTCAGTTGAGAGGAAATCAAGAAATTTTAAGTGATTATATTAAGAAAGAAGAGATGATTAGAAATGAGGATGGTGATGATACTATTAAAATAGTTACAGTAAGTGACGAGGAATCACCTAAAATTGAGCCAATAAATGATAAAGTTTTTATTGAAATTCCTGTACCTCAGAGAAATCCTTCAGCCTATGCTGAATTGGTAAATGTAACACAAGCATCTCAAACAGGAGATATGGAAGATAAGACAGATGTTTTTTTGAATAGAGCAGACCAATTATTAAAATTGATAAGTGAAAGTAAAAAGAAAATTGCTAATAACCTCTATATTGTTTCTGCTAAATATGATTTAATTTATTTTCGATTTAATCGTATTTCTTTATCTATATTAATAATCTCAACAATAATTACTTTTGTGGAAGCCATTCGATTAACAATCGTAAATTATGATACTCAGTATAAGGGGTCTAAGGTGGGTGAATATATATCACACGAAACAATTTCATTAATTATAAATGTATTATCACTGTCATTAAGTACAATTCTTACTATTCTAAGTTCAATTGTGAAATTTAAGAATTATAGGGAAAATATGGATAAATTGAAAAATATTCACGATACTTTGTTTAATTATAAGAATTTATATGATAAACAAAAGGAGTTAGTTAAATTTTTCAAGATGAGTAATTCACTTACTGATGAACATTATGAAAAACTTAAGGATACTATTGAGGGTTATAATAGAGATATTAAAGATATCAGTGTTTTTGAAAATATCAGAAACGAAGATATTCTTAAATTTAATAAAATAAAGGTTGCACATGATATTAAACTTCATAAATTAGCCACTGATAGAGAAATAGAATTACTTAAAATTACAATGAATAACAATAAAAAGAAAGAAAAACTCGAAGATGGTAGTATTAAAGCCAGATGTTTTAATTAGAATAAGCTAAGCCACCCATACCAGAGAGGATACGAAGGACGTTGTAATTGGTGGTATAGATATAAATTTCACCAACAACTGAGGCAGACACTGATAAAATAGCAGTATCAATACGAGACATATTTAAGGTTCCTGATGGTTGATGCTCCTCTGGTTTGATGGCAAATGAATAAACATTGATACCCTCGTGATAAGCATCAGGAGTATTCTCGTGATGCTGATAAGGTTGAACTAATGAGAAATAATTGCCAGTACGTTCAGCAAAACGGTCATTGCCATTGAGTTGTACCTTGGCCTGTGAAACTGGATTGTTACCTAACCATTGATTGTTATCTTTATTGCGAGTGGAGAAATTATTCCAAAATAATTCATAATTGCCAGAATTAGGAACAGTGGTATCTTTAGATGGTTTAACATACCATACTAATTCCTTACAGGGATGATTAAAATTCATTCGAATACTCTTGGTAGTATTAGCGCTTGCGATGGTGTCACTGCCAGTGAATTGTAATTGTTCAATTAAATACTCGTGAGATAATTGGGCAAATCGTCGACGTTCATCGGTATCAAGGAAAATATAATCAACCCATAAGTTTATATTAGTTAATTTTAAGTTATCAGTATGAGAAGCAGTGAATTGTAAATTAGTTAGAGGAGGAGCAGCAGGAGTTGTAATAGCAGTTCCATTTAAATCAACTAATTCGAAAGCTTTATCTGAATAGTTAGCTTTGTTATCTACGAGATTGGCTTTTGATTCTAAATCAATATTTATTTTTACTTCGTGATATTGAAGAGCTATAAGAGGGAGAGCGAGACCAACATTACGACAAAACCAGAATTCAAGAGGAACGTAAACGGTATATGAACGTTTGGCAGGTATATATATGGAATGATTGAATTTATCACCACCAACCATAGTATAATAACCATTGCGCTTTCCATAAGGTAATGATAACTCATTCCAGATGTATAACCATTCGGCATAATGTTTGTCAATACGTTGACCTCCAATCTCTAATTCAATAGTCTTTAATAATTTAAGCCCGAAATAAGGAACTAACGCCACGCCGTTATTTTGCGTATTAACAGCGGCTACGTCATTATCATTAGTAAAAGTTGCGCGTAAATAAACACGATTGATTAAATCACCATTTCGGGTGATTTGACAGGTCACACGAGAACCAAAAGCAGGAGTGCCATTGAAGGTTTGTTCTATCGCCTCAATCGCAAAATTGGTATGACGACGATATGCAGCTTTGAAGAAAGTAATTTGGGGATTACCAGTTAAATAAACATCCTGAGCACCATAAGCGACAAGTTGAAGAAGACCACCACCCATTTATGCTATATTCTTTATACTATAATAGGAGAAAAAAAAAGAATAGTAAAAATCTAATTAGAGTATGCTAAACCACCCATACCTGAAAGAATACGAAGAACGTTATAATTAGTGGCATAGACAAATAATGAAGATTTTGTAGCAATATATTTAAAACTGGTGACATCAATAGCAGCTTTATCGTAAATCTCTAAATTGAGAACAGCAGTATCAATACGAGACATATTTAAAGTTCCAGAAGGTTGATGTTCCTCTGGTTTAAGAGCGAATGAATAAACATTAATACCGGCATTAGAAGGAACATTTTCGTGATGTTGGAAAGGTTGAACAACATTAAAATACATACCATCGCGAAGAGAAAAGCGGTCATTACCATTTAATACTAATTTAGCACTTGAAACTGGATTTCTGGCATATATAACCTCACTATTATTTCCGAAAAGACCATCAAAATGTAATTTCTTGTAATAATTTTCAGTTGATAAATCACCAATTGCTATGGCATCTAATTTAGTAGTATAATTAAACCAGTTGTTTTTATTTTGGTCAGAATTAGTTAAAAACCAAATTAATTCCTTACAAGGATGATTGAAATTTAATTTAGCTTTTACACTTGTACTGCTAACAGCTTCTTCGCCAGTGAATTGTAATTGTTCGATTAAATACTCGTGAGATAATTGGGCAAATCGTCGACGTTCATCAGTATCAAGGAAGATGTAATCGACCCAAAGAGAGGCAGTAAAGGTGGGATCACCAGAACCACCAACTAAACTACAATTAACTTTATTTTCAAAATTAAGATTAATCTTTACTTCGTGATATTGAAGAGCTATGAGAGGAAGAGCGAGACCAACATTGCGACAGAACCAGAATTCAAGCGGAACATATAATACAGGAGCAATTGAAGCAGTTGAAGCAGTAGTGTCATTTACCTTGCCACCAAAAGCACCAACCATTTGATTATAACCGTCGCGTTTAGCAGCGGGGAGAGATAATTCATTCCAGATGTATAACCAGTGAGCATAATGCTTGTCAATACGTTGACCACCAATTTCAATTTCCACATAATTAATGACACGAAGTCCAAAATATTTTACATAAGCTGCAGTACTAGTATTAGTCAATCGTAATTGTAAATAAACACGATTTATTAAATCACCATTTCGAGATATTTGACAGGTCACACGAGATCCAAAATCAGGATTGCCATTGAAGGTTTGTTCTATCGCCTCAATCGCAAAATTGGTATGACGACGATATACAGCTTTGAAGAAAGTAATTTGGGGATTACCAGTTAAATAAACATCCTGAGCACCATAAGCGACAAGTTGAAGAAGACCACCACCCATTTATGCTATATTCTTTATACTATAATAGGAGAAAAAAAAAGAATAGTAAAAATCTAATTAGAGTATGCTAAACCACCCATACCTGAAAGAATACGAAGAACGTTATAATTAGTGGCATATATATTAATAACACCTGAAAGAGTAGTTACTGCCGAAGGTTTAGTATCAACAGCTAAAACTGCGGTATCTATACGAGACATATTTAAAGTTCCTGATGGTTGATGTTCCTCTGGTTTAAGAGCAAATGAATAAACATTAATGCCTTGATTAGCAGGAATATTGGTATGATGTTGGAAAGGTTGAACATAATTGAAATAAGAACCATCGCGTTGAGCAAAACGGTCATTTCCATTTAGTTGAAGTAAACATCTTGCGAATGGATTGGTTGAATTTGGATGGAAACCTGGTTCAACATTATAAACTAATTTATTTATGAAACTATTATTATCAGTAATAGTAGCATTACTTGATGCAAGAATGTTTGAACTTAAATCTGTTAATGTAGTGGTTGATAAAACTGCAGGATTTTGGGCTCCAGTTAAGAAATCTCCATTATTTTTTACAGTATAATTATACCAGTGATTACGTGTAGTACCGGTGGCATATTTAGCGACCCATACTAATTCCTTACAGGGATGATTGAAATTTAATTTAATACGAGTAGAGTTGCCTGAAACACCAGTTGTTAAACTCTCTGAACCAGTAAATTGTAATTGTTCAATTAAATATTCGTGAGATAATTGAGCAAACTTTCGACGTTCATCAGTATCAAGGAAGATATAATCAACCCATAAATTAGCTTTTGATAATGAATAAGTATTAGATGGATCAACAGTATCACTTGCAGCACCAGCGGTACCCATTTTATAAATACAATTATTGTGAGCCTCAAATTCTATCTTGAGTTTTACTTCGTGATATTGAAGAGCTATTAAAGGAAGAGCAAGACCTATGGTACGGCAAAACCAGAATTCAAGAGGGACGAATAAAGTTACACCATCATTTGTAATATCTTGGTCAGCACCAACCATTTGCTCCCAAGCAAAGCGCTTGCCAATCGGAAGAGAAAGTTCATTCCAAATATAAAGCCAATCAGAATAATGCTTATCTATTTGCTGACCGCCGATTTCAATGGTTACAGATTTTAATAAGCGTAATCCAATATAATTTACATATTTTTCACCAGAATTAGCTGTCATTGCTGGTAAAGTGACCTCGAGATAAGCACGATTAATTAAATCGCCATTACGGGATATTTGACAATATACGGTGTTTCCAAAATTGGGGATACCTGAGAAAGTTTGTTGTATCGCCTCCATTGCGAAATTAGTATGACGACGATATACAACTTTGAAGAAAGTAATTTGGGGATTACCAGTTAAATAAACATCCTGAGCACCATAAGCGACAAGTTGAAGAAGACCACCACCCATTTATGCTATATTCTTTATACTATAATAGGAGAAAAAAATAATACTTATTTTTAACTATATAAGCATATTTAAAAACATTAATTTATAGATAACATTTAAATATGTTTAAAGATAAAACAGCAAAAAAACGGGTTTGTTCCAATAAAGATATATCTACATTAGACGCCATGCATAATAAAATTATTACCACATATTCGAATAAAATTCTGGAAGAGAAAAAAAATATTGAAAAAATAAGGGATTTGGAAAATACCTATAATTGGATAAATTCATTAATCGTTAATTATAATAATGATGGTAATACAAATGATACCTATTATAATGAATTATGGAATAGCAACATTCGAATCAAGGAAAATATTATTAAAATAAAAGATGAACTAAAGGATATTAAAAATTTCAATGAAATTGAATATTATGAAAAAACAAGTTACATCTTATTTAATTATTATGATATGATTGAAAAACAAACGACGAATACCACCAAAATTAAAAATATTAAATATAAGAATAAATCTATTATCGAATCATTCAATTTACTTATTGATAATAATAATGAAAATTCCAATGAAAATTCGAATGAAATCGAAAAGAGCTCATTGGTAGATGAATATCTCTCTATTACTAATAATAATCATATAAAAAAGATTGAATTTGATAATAGGGAGTTATGTAGAAGTTGTAGGAATGTATTGACCTGTCTTCAACACGAGGCGATTATGATTTGTAGTTTATGTGGATATCAAGAACCATTATTAGTAGAGCAAAATAGACCCATATTAAAACAAAATACGAAAGATACATCTCATTTCAGTTATAAGAGAATTAATCATTTTAGAGAATGGTGTAATCAAGTCCAAGGTAAGGAGAGCACAGATATCCCAAATGATATCTTTGAGAAGATTTTAAATGAGATTAAAAAGGAAAAGATTGCTGACACGAAGAAGATTACTTATAATAAAATGCGGGAAATATTGAAACGTTTGAGGATTAATAAGTATTATGAACATATTAATTATATCATTAATAGGATTAATGGAATACCTACACCCCAATTTTCAGCAGAATTAGAGGAAAAGTTGTGCTCGATGTTTAGAGACATTCAAGCCCCTTTTCTTAAACATTGCCCCAAAGACAGAAAGAACTTCTTATCTTACAGCTATGTCTTATATAAATTCTTTCAAATACTTGGACTTAAGGAGTATCTTAAATTTTTCCCATTATTGAAAAGTAGGGAGAAATTATATGCTCAAGACCAAATATGGAAAAAAATATGTGAAGAATTAAATTATCAAGTTATTCCATCTCTCTAACCTGGGAATCCGACTAATCGGAAACCAGCACCTAAGCCAACACCCTGGCGAGCTCCTGCAGAGATAGATGGGGATAATAAGTCAAAGATGGAGAAGACGCAGGCAGCAGTTAAGGCAATCATCCATATCTCATTCACTTGAAGTTTTTGTTTAGGTAGGAGATAGGCAGCAAGAGCAACAAAGAGGGCTTCAATAGCATATTTAAGTAATCGTATTAAAGCCTCCCATAAATCAAATGTATAATTCGCATCACTGTTCATATTATAAATAGTCTTTATACTCTATATTAAGAAAATAAAAATATATATAAGATTTTTATTTTATTAATAAATAGTAAATATGACTACTGAAGAGACTCTCGTATCAACTAAGGAAATGGATTTCTTGGATGAGGATAAGCCGATTCGGGGACAAAATTATTGTCTTCTATCATTCCTAAGTCCCGAGGATACTCTTGCTAATAAAGAGGCTTATTATTTCTCTCGTTTTTTGACAAATTTTGGTCGTGATATGAAAACTCTCTTGGATAATCTCGAGAATAAGTATACTGAATCCAAGGATTTGATTGAAACCATTCGCACCAATCACGCTTATCTATTTGATACTAAAGAGATGGATGAGCAATATAAATTCTATAAATCAGTAAATTCTGAGGAAGTTGAAAAGGATTTTTATCGTGAGAATAATTTTACTACTTGTGTTCGAGGCATCAAGGTTCGTGGCGTATTTGACACCGTCGAAGAAGCTAAAAATCGTTGTGAATTTCTCAAAAAGCTTGATAATAAATTTGATATCTTTGTTGGTCAAGTGGGTTGTTGGTGTCCCTGGTCTCCCAATCCAAATGATTTGCAAAATCAAGAATATTCAGAGACTCAACTTAATACCCTAATGAAGCAATACAAGAAGAATATGGAGGAGCGTGACGAGGTATTTGATAAACGTCGCATTGAAGTTCTAAATAAGGCAAAGAAAGAGGAAGATTTGGCTAATACCCTAACTGAAGAAGACCCATGGATGAAACGCAAGAAGGAGGAGGCTAATCAAGAAGAAGCTAAGGAAGAAGCTAAGGAAGAAGCTAAGGAAGAAGCTAAGGAAGAAGCTAAGGAAGAAGCTAAGGAAGAAGCTAAGGAAGAGACAGCTGAATCTGCTTAAATATTTATTTTTTATCTTTGTATATAATAAAATATGGAGGAAATCAAGGAGGAAGTTAAAGAAGAGGTCAAAGAAGAGGTTAAAGAAGAGGTTAAAGAAGAAGTCAAGGAGGAAGTCAAAGAAGAGGTTAAAGAAGAGGTTAAAGAAGAGGTTAAAGAAGAGGTTAAAGAAGAGGTTAAAGAAGAAGTCAAAGAAGAGGTTAAAGAAGAAGTCAAGGAGGAAGTCAAAGAAGAGGTTAAAGAAGAGGTTAAAGAAGAGGCTTCATAAATTCGATTATTTTTATTTTTTATATTAATAGATATATAAATGAAAGCGATTGCTGTGTTTCTTTTATTTTTAGGAATGATTTTGATTGTTAAAGGTTATTATAGTCACAAATATAGTAAGATGGCTACACCTAAAGTTATTGTTAAATATATTCCGAGGAGTGAATATGAGGCTCAAATGAGCGATGACGTTCGATTGGCTGATTTTTATAAAGGTTTGTTTGAAAGTGTTCAGCCAAATATGTATGATAGTAAAATAAATGTAAATAATAAGTAAGGATAATTAAATATGACTATTAATGATATCGGTTTTTTATTATTAAAATCAATGAATAACAATAGTCCAGAAAATAAAGTCAAGTTTTTAAAAACATCAAAGATTTATAAAGATAAAAAAGAAGAGGAGTATAATAAAACACTTGAAGATATTAGTAATTATATAGCTACTTATGAAAATAAAAGAAGTCAAAATAAAAATTTATATGACGAATATCTATCAAATCGATTTAATTTATATATGAAATGGAAAAAATCCAAAAATGTTCTTGATTTAGATAACTTACTTAAATACGAAAGACCTCCTTATGAAGAAATTCCTGATATTTATACAAAGAAAAAACCAAAAACGAAATTAAAATAAATCTTCACCTCCATTATCAGTAAAACTTACAAATAAATTTATTAATGATACAAATGCTCCGAATACGTATAAAATAAATTCCATCCCTTTTGTAATTATCTCAAATAAAGATTTAATTAAGTCCCAAATGAAAGTAAATTGTTCAAAAAAACTTTTGATAAATAGACCTGCCATTGAAAATAAATAAAAGATACTATAGAAAAATGATTTGAATATATAGAAAAACATTGAGAAGAAATATAATATCAAATCAAAAACCTGAAACAGTTGAGTTAATACACCATAAATAATAAGTCCTAAATTCGAAAAAAACTCTGTAACAGTACTCATCTATTTATATTAAATCTATTTTTATTAATTTTTATCTTACTTTGATAAAAATGATTTTATTATTACTTCAAGATATTGGTGGATTAGAGAAAAAGCAAAGCGAAATGAGTCTGAATCGTCCTGTGTTCAAGTTGAAAAGCTGTGTTCCTGTGGAGAAGCTGGATTACTCTCGTTTGTCAGAAAACCCGAATGCTTATGATTATCTGATGGCAAACTCTCATTTGATTGATTGGCGTAGGTTCTCCTCCAATCCATCCGACCAGGTCATTGATTATCTGACCCTTCACCCTGAGCGTATTAATATCGGTTGGCTATGTTTGAATTCGAATCCGAGAAGCATCAAGCTCATTGAAGAGCGTGTTCACCTTCTTACCGATACCGATTGGCAAATGTTATGTAGTAAGCCCTATGCAATCGAACTTCTTAAGGCTCATCCAGAGAAGATTAATAGATATTGTTCAAGCTATTTATCAAAAAATCCGGGAATCTTTCACGAGGTGGATGGTAAGATGGTACTCAGGGACTGGATTCCTCTTAATAGATTGGATGTGAATCATCTTTGCTCCAATCCAAATGCGGTGGATTATGTTCTTGAGAATCATTTTAATAGGATTTTCTGGTGGCATTTCTCTTCGAATCCCGAGGCTGTTGAGTTTCTTCTTCAGCACCCGGAAAGGATTGTGTGGAAGGGCTTCTCATCAAACCCGAGTCCGAAAGCACTTGAGTTTATGAAGAAAAATAAGGAAGAGGTTGATTATGTGTGTTTATGTAAGAATTCAAATCCTGATTCGTTTGAGCTGTTGATGGAAAAACCCGACCTTATCAATTGGCAAATTCTATCTTCTCATCCCGGCATCTTTACCTTGGATTATGATGCAATGCGTGCTAACAATGAGCAATTAGAAATGGAACTTACTACTCTAATTATGCATCCGAAGTGGGTTTTCAAATACCCAGGGTTTGATTTCATTGAGGAGATGTTCGGTGACGATTGAGGAGGAAGGTTAGTAGAAAAGTGGCATTAACATTAGGTTTTTGTCACTTACTTTGATGTATTTTTAGTAATATTATACAAAGATTTTGAGTAATGAGATGAATATAATTCAGAGGATGAATAAAAAGGGATATCATTCATCCTCAACATAAGACCATAAATATCCCTATTTGTATATTTATCATAAATACCATTACAGACTGAAAGACTGGTAAGTAATAATAAAGAAGTTCTCATTATGAATAATTATTACTTCCTATTTCTTTATATATTTGTTCATTTTTATTTAATATTTCCTGCATTACTAATAAATGATTGTTTACTAATTTCAAATCGTCTTCTATATTTGTTAAATTACTTGTTACAACACTTAAATCATTTCTCATATCACATAATTCACTTCTAATGACAGTTAAATCAGTTTTAATATCACCTATATCAAATCTTATATCAGTTAAATCACTTCTAATATCAATAAAACCAAGTCTAAATTCATTCTTTAAATCACTTAGATTATTCATAATATAAACAATCATTATTTATTACTGGCCAATTCTTTATATATTGCCCCTATTTTTTCAATGATGGTATTATTCTTATTTATGGTCTCTTGAATTGCATTTAAATTATTATTTACTGAATTTATATTACTTTCCACATTTACCAATTCATTTCTAATCTCTTTAATATTATCCCTTTGCTCGTTATTAATTTTCCTTAAATCATTTATAATAGCATTCATTATAACTTTTCTATTTTATATTAATATTTATATAAATTAGAAATGGCAGAAAAGGTTTTTCATTTTAATTTTATTGCGTTTTTTTGTGCTTTTGCTGTAGGATTTCTATTTGTCTATCTATCAGCACCTAAACAGAAAGTTATAGTTAAATATCCAACCCCTTATAATTCAAATAAGATTGTTTACAAAAACGAAAATGATTTTTGTTACAAATATGAAGTGGAGGAGCTTAAATGTACTGATAAAGCAATTCCTCAACCGATTATTTAAACCTCTTATTATAGGTAGAAATGGAAATTAAAAAAGTAATTGATAGATTATTATATACATATACAGGACAGTTATTTATAAGTATCTTATTTGGTCTAACATTATCTCTTTTATTTAAAAGAGTTTGCAAAGATAATTGTGTTATTTATATAGCCCCAAGAAAAGAGGAAATTGAAGGCAAGTTATTTAAATTAGAAGACACCTGTTATAAATATAAATCTGTTCAAGTTAAATGTAATGAAAAAGATAAACCAGTGATGTTTTATGATGGTTATGAAAAACCGGATAATCAACTGGAAGAACCAGGATTCTTAAGTAAGGTTTTTTCTTAAGCAATTTCAAATATGGCCGGATTCATCGATAGCCAATCCCATTCCTTCTTTTTTATCTTTTCTAATAGCTTAATCGCTGCTGGATTTTGACTTAAATTTCCTAATTCCCGTTTTACAATTATTTTCAAATTTTTCTCAATGATATCTATGGCATTTGGATTATTTGACAATGGCAACCAACAGCTATCATTAATTTTATCTGGATGTTGTTTTAGGATTTCAATAGCCTCTGGATTTGTATTTTGACATAATGTGCTCCAATAAATTTTATCGATATTAGCCCTAAGAATCTTAATGGCATCTGGATGTGGATTTTTTGATAAAGAAATCCAATTAACCTTATCAAAGTTACTTTTAACGATATGAATGGTTAAAGGGTTTTCGGATATAAAATTCCATCCTATTTTATCAACTTTATTAAGATTTACATCTAATAACTTGATTATTTGTGGATTTGAATTTCTACATATTTTTCTCCAATTTATCTTATCCTGATTAGCCTCAAGAAGTTTAATAGCATTTGGATTTCCAGATAGCCATCCCCAATCAATCTTATCTTGGTTAGCCTCGAGAAGTTTTATGGCGTTCGGATTTTGTGATAATCCTTCCCAATTTATTTTATCTTGATTGGCTTCAAGAAGTTTTATGGCATTTGGATTTTGAGATAAATAAGGCCAATAAATCTTATCTTGGTTAGCTTCGAGAAGTTCAATTGCATTTGGATTTCTTGATAATTCGACCCAATCAATTAATTCAGGATGCTCTTTTAAGATGTCAATTGCAGCTGGATTTTTATTTCTTGATAATTTATCAGCACTAAGTTCCTTAACCTTAATCCAATTAAGTAATTTCCACTTTGGTTTGTCAGTTTTATAAGAAACTTCAAATATAGCAGGGTTTGTTGCTAACTCATTCCAATATTTTGACTTTCTTTTTTTGAGTAAATGAATGGCATTTGGATTTTCACTCATCATAGTCCAATTAATTTTCTTTGGATTCTTCTCGAGGATATCTATGGCATAAGGATTATGAGATAAGGTATCCCACGAAACTTCTTTTAATTTATCAGGATGTTCTCTGAGTAAATCAATTGCCTTTGGATTTGGATTTAAAGGTAACCTATACCAATCAATTTTATCAGGATTAGCTTTGAGAATTTCAATGGCTTCTGGATTTTCACTTAAACCATTCCAATATACCTTATCTAAGTTTTCTTTGAGATAATCAACAGCACCTGGGTTTTTTGATAATCGAATCCAATCAACTTTATCAGGATTTTTCTTTATGAATTTAATAATTTCAGGATTCGGATTTTCACATAAAGACCTCCAATGAATCTTATCAGGATTGGCTTTAAGAAGTTTGATGGCATTTGGATTTCCAGATAACCATCCCCAATGAATCTTATCAGAATTAGCTTTGAGAATCTTAATAGCTTCTGGGTTCGCTGATAAACGTATCCAGTCAACCTTATCGAGATTCTTTTCGAGTAAATGAATAGCATTTGGATTTCCAGATAACAAATTCCAATGAATCTTATTTGGATTAGCTTCAAGAAGTTCAATAGCATTTGGATTTTTTGATAAAACTACCCAATCAATGAATTCAGGATGTTTCTTTAAGAATGGAATAAGTGCAGGGTTTTTATTTCTACATAAATGGTTGGCATCTATCTCATCAATTTTAATCCAATCAAGTAATTTCCACATTGGTTTTTTCTCCTCTAAAGATTTAAGGATTTCAATCAATTTTTCTTTTTTGAGTTTGGTAAGATTTTTAAATGTAGAATTCTTATTTTTAATGAGTTTAATAATTTCAGGTTTTATCATATCTAAAATCTAATAATAAATAAAAATATGCGTAATTATAATCATTAAAT